CCAGAAGAGCCAGAAGATTATTCTGCTATAATTAAAAATCCAGCACAAATTATTATGACCGATGAGGCATTGGATGAAGGAATCCGATATTATGTTTTCAGGCCATATGTAACTATGCAAGAGCATGATTGTTTAATCACCCTCAGTATTGGTCACGTAGTATCGATGGCTTTGCCAAACGATAAGTTAATTGAACAATATAATCATTTCCTTAATGCTCAGAAAATGAATGAGGCCGAAGAGCGAATGGCCAACAGCGAAGTCAGTGCGACTAACGTCATCAAATTTGACAAGATAATACACTAGGGTATCTACCCCTCTCCGGCGATTGACATCTTATTTTACCATTTTATTTAAATTTTGTAAACCCAATTTTTAGGTTTACTCAAAAAAATATATTTGGTATAATAGATCTATATGTTAAAGGATGTATTTTTATGATAATAAAAGAAAAGCCACATTATGTTAATAATGCTAATTTTTCGTCAGCTGTAGTTGATTATGTTAGATCTTTAAATGAAGCTAAAGACAAAAATAAAACGCTTCCACAAATACCAAATTATATCGCAGAATGTTTTATGAAAATTGCTGAAGGTTTGTCTCACAAATCTAATTTTATTCGCTACACGTATCGCGAAGAAATGGTAATGGATGCAGTTGAAAATTGTTTGAAAGCCATCGAGAACTATAACATTGAAGCCGCTACCAGAACTGGTAAGCCAAATGCATTTGCATATTTCACACAAATTACATGGTATGCGTTCTTACGTAGGATTGCTAAAGAAAAGAAGCAGCAAGATATTAAGCTTAAATATATGATGCAATCACCTATCACCGAGCTTACTGATGGTGATCTTGATGAAACTGCTTCGATTGTAGTACAAAGTTATGTTGATCAGCTAAAAGTTCGTATTGATCAAGTTAAAGAGCGTGATGCAGCAATTAAAGAATTTTCTAAAAAAGAGAAGAAAGCTAAACGTATAAAGCTAGCTGATTCTAATCTAGAGGAATTCTTTGAATGAAAATAGCGATATTGAATGATACGCACTGCGGTATACGAAATGCTGCAGATATCTTCCTTGATAATGCAGGTAAATTTTATTCAGAAATTTTTTTCCCTTATCTGATAGAACACGACATTAAACAGATCATTCATCTTGGAGATTATTATGATCATCGTAAGTTTATAAATTTCAAGGCACTTAATCATAATCGTAAAGTATTCTTGAGCAGATTAAGAGATCATGGTATTTCTATGGATATTATACCAGGTAACCATGATACTTATTATAAGAATACTAATGAATTAAATGCCTTGAAAGAACTACAAGGCCATTACATGAACGAGGTTCACATTATTATGGAACCGACCGTAATGGAATATGGAGCTACTAAGATCGGCATGTTACCATGGATCAATAACGAAAACTATGATGAATCTATGGAATTTGTTCGTAACTGTAAGGCAGACATACTCGGAGCACATTTAGAATTAGATGGCTTTGATATGATGAAAGGTCTGAAGGCACATGACGGTATGGATCCAGCACCATTCAAACGATTCGAAATGGTACTATCTGGTCACTATCATACTAAGTCTACCCAAGATAATATCCACTATCTTGGCACGCAGTTTGAATTTTATTGGTCTGATGCACATGATAAAAAATACTTCCATGTGTTAGATACTGATACTCGTGAGCTGACAGCAATACATAATCCGAACACCCTGTTCCATAGAATCATATATGACGATGAACGCCATAACTATTCCACCATGGACGTATCTAACTTAGATCATAAATTTGTAAAAATTGTTGTGGTAAACAAAAAAGATTTGTTTACATTTGATCGATTTGTTGATAGAATACAACAACGTTCAATACATGAACTGAAGATATCTGAAAACTTCGACGAATTTATGGGCAACGCTGTAGAAGACGAAGGCATATCTGTCGAAGATACTACCGAACTTTTAGACAGTTACGTAGATGGAGTAGATACAGATCTTGATAAGGATCGTATTAAAAAAGAAATGAGAAACCTGCTTATTGAAGCACAAACATTGGAGATAGCGTAATGGGTAAACCTGAAGGAATGCATCCACAAGCAACTGCATATGTTGATGATGTAACCGGTTATATGGTATCTGAAATACCGCTAGAAGGTGTATTGAGAGCTGCTAGTAAAACTACCACAGAACGAGATGCTATTACTGCAGTTAATGGCATGATCATATATAATACTACAACAAATAAGTTCCAAGGCTACGAAAATGGGGCATGGACTGATCTTATCGTGTAATTTACCGATACACGAATCTATCAAGCAGAGTGTAATAGATGCTGCTTATAGCTTGAAAAGTTACAATCGCTATCCAGCGTCTATCTGTGACATTATAGATGATGAGGTCAATATAGGTTGGCAGTTTCCAGATCTTAATACTGAGGTCTACCGGTTGTTTACAAAACACTCCGATTATGGTATAATAGGACTTCATCATTGGATAAACAAATATCCACCAGGCGGATTCCAAGAACCTCATATTCATAAAAGAGGTAATGATAAGGTCATTGCCTTCGTATATTTCGTGGATATACCAGATAACAGTGGAAATCTAATAATCAACAATCACATCTGTGACATGACTGAAGGTACGATATGTTTCTTTGACGGTAATCTTGAACATTATGTAACAGAGAATAAATCTTCTCAAGATCGTATAACTATTGCAGGCAATATAGTGGTGACACAATGATAATTTTTAAAAAGGTAAAATGGAAAAATTTTCTATCTACCGGAAATTCATGGACTGAAATAGACTTATGCCAAACTAAGAATACGTTAATAGTTGGCCAAAATGGTGCAGGTAAATCTACACTGTTAGATGCATTGTCATATGGCTTATTCGGCAAACCACATCGTAACATTAATAAACCTCAATTAGTCAATACTATCAATAATAAGGATATGATAGTAGTAGTTGATTTCGAGATCGGGCAAGCTAAATTTAAGATAGTACGTGGTATGAAGCCACAGATCTTCGAGATCTGGAAAAATGGTATCATGATCAACCAGGATTCAAAGGCAATTGAGTACCAAAAAATCTTGGAACAGAATATCTTAAAGCTAAACCATAAGTCGTTCCACCAGATAGTTGTGCTAGGTAGTAGTAGCTTTATTCCTTTCATGCAGCTACAAGCGCAACATCGTCGCTCGGTCATAGAGGATCTTCTGGATATCAATGTATTTTCTAAGATGAATACCTTAGTTAAAGAACGACTTATGGTTTTGAAGGAACAGAAGAAAGACCTTGAATATAATATTAAACTTTCGACTGAAAAAGTAGAATATCAAAAGAAATTCATCAATGAGCTTAAAGCTTTGAATGAACAAAACAGAGAAAGTAAACGAGTAGAAATAGATGGCATACAATCTGAGATAAAGGATCTGCAAAATGATAACTCAGAACATTCAACGTGGTTGGAAGCCCACACAGAAAAAAACCAAGAAGAGATTACCAAAAAGCAAAAGAAGCGTAACTCTATCATTGAGTTCACGGCTCAGTTCAAACAGCAAATTCGCGACGTCGTTAAAGATGCGAAATTCTATGAGGACAATGAAACGTGCCCAACATGTACCCAAGATATTAGTTCAGATCTCAGAAGCGAAAGGCTACAAACCGCAAAAGACCGTGCACAAACGTTACAAAAAGCAATGGATGATGCCAATGAGCAGTCGATTGCTTTGGAACGCGATCTTGAGCGGCTCAACCAGATGGAACAAAACATACGAGAACGAACCTCAACTATTCATGCTAACAATAGTACGATCTCTAGGCTGCAAGGACGTATATCAACTATCGAAGATGAATTAACAAATTCTGTAGATCAGGGTAAATGGGAAAAAGCTCACGAAGATTTATCTAAACTAATAGCTGGTAAAGATACCCTTATGGAGGTATTCTTTCAAAACAGTGAAGAGAATAGTTATAATCTAGTCATGGCTGAAATGCTTAAAGATACTGGTATTAAAACTAAAGTTATTAAACAATATCTTCCTGTAATCAATAAATTAGTCAATCAATATTTACAAGTCTTAGATTTCTTCGTGCACTTTGATCTTGACGAAAGCTTCAATGAAACTATTAGATCACGTCATCGTGATTCATTTTCATATGATTCGTTTTCTGAAGGTGAAAAGCAGCGTATCGATTTAGCGCTACTATTTACATGGCGTATGATTGCACGTATGAAAAATTCAGTGTCTACTAATCTACTAGTATTGGATGAGACATTTGATTCTAGCTTGGATCATGATGGTGTTGAGAACCTAATGAAAATTTTATACACACTCGAGGATGATACAAATACATTTATCATCTCACACAAAGGCGACATCCTTGACAATAAATTTGAGCGCAAGATCGAGTTCGTTAAGGATAGAAATTTTTCCAAAATTAAAGATTTACAACCAATGAAAATAGCTGTATAATATTAAACTGATATGAAAAAAGGATATATATAATGTCATTAGAGCTTTCAAGTGACACATTGGAGATCTTAAAAAACTATTCGTCGATCAATTCAAACTTGGTCGTGCGTAATGGTAATACTTTGAATACCATTTCTGAAGCCAAAAATATCATGGCATCATCAGTGGTAAAAGAAGAGTTCCCCAAAGAATTTGGCATCTATGATCTAAGCCAATTTCTTGGGGTTATGAGCCTGGTACATAGTCCAGCGCTTAATTTCCACGAAGAGTATGTGGAAATCAGTGACGCGTCTTCGGGTCGTTCGAAGGTCCGTTACTTCTACTCAGATCCTGAGCATCTTACTTCTCCAACTAAGATGCCCAAACTTCCGGACGAGTTCGATTGTACGTTCGTCTTGAATGAAAAAGATCTGGGATCAATCAAGCGTGCAGCTAGCACCCTTGGTCACGATAACTTGTCAATTACTGGTAGTGATGGGGTTCTCACACTTTCGGTTACCGACAACGAGAATAAAACGGCCAATGTATTCTCAATCGATGTCCCGGGGGAGTTTACTTCCTCGGGATTTGAGTATATAATAAAAATCTCAAATTTGAAGATTATGACTGGAAGCTACAACGTTAGCATATCTAATCGTTTTATCTCTCAATTTGAAAATACCTCTAACCAAATCCAATATTGGATCGCCGTAGACAAAGATTCGAAAGTAGGAGAATAAATTATGGCTAATGATAAACAATCTGGTACTTCCCAGATCGTTGAACTGTCTAATCGGGCAGCACGTTCTACAATTGCAGTTATTGATACTGTTGTGCAGCGTGGTGGATTTCGTGGTGAGGAACTTTCTACCATCGGTCAGCTTCGCGACCAATGTGTTCAGATCGTGTCTCTTGCTGAAGCTGAAGTAGCTAAAGCTGCTGAAAGCAAGTAAATCTTTATTTTTGTTATGGAGAACGTGAATGAAAGACTTTTTGTGGGTGGAAAAGTATCGTCCACAAACGATACAAGATACCATTCTACCTGATAGTCTAAAACGAACCTTTCAATCAATGGTAGATGCTGGTGAATTGCAGAATATGCTTTTCGCCGGCACTGCCGGATTAGGTAAAACTACCGTAGCCCGTGCTTTGTGTAATGAACTTGACATGGACTATATTATAATCAATGGATCTGAAGAAGGCAATATTGACACTCTTCGAGGTAAAATTAAACAATTTGCTTCTACGGTATCTCTTTCTGGTAATGGTAAAGTAGTCATCTTAGATGAAGCTGATTATTTAAATCCACAATCAACTCAACCTGCATTGCGAGGGTTTATCGAACAGTTTTCTGATAACTGTCGATTTATTTTCACGTGTAATTTTAAAAATAAAATTATTGAGCCACTTCATTCTCGTTGTGGTGTATATGAATTTAATACGTCTAAAAAAGATCTAGTTGGTCTTGCTGAACAATTTTTCAAACGTGCTAAACATATATTAACTACTGAAGGAATAGAATTTAATGATAAGGAAATTGCACCGTATATCGTCAAGTACGCCCCTGATTGGCGG